ACGTGGGCTACAGGCCAGGATGCAGGCGGGCAAGGTGTACTTCCCATCGTATGCGGTCAAGCCGTGGGTCGCCGACCTTATGGGTGAGATGCTGACATTCCCGCAGGGCAAACACGATGACCAAGTTGATGCGCTTTCGCTACTGTGCAGGATGCTTGATGACATAGCGCCAAGACGCGGAGAGAGCGTTGCCCGCCCCACGCACACAAACAACCGATCAGCCTCAGGAGGGCCAGCTAATGACATCATTTTTTTCCCCGTCTGTGCCGAAAACTGACGTAGCCGCCCAGGCCCGCGCGCAACAGGCGGCGCGTGAAGCAGAAGAGGCAAAGCAACTGGCGGCTGACCGTGCCGAAGCCGTGGCTAAGGCTGATCAGGCGCGTGACGTGGAAACAGCCAGGCTGAAAAAGCTGAAAGGCGCGAGCGGAGGCGTGGTAAAGGGCACGGGAGAACTGGCGCAGACGGAACAGGCCGGACTCAAGGCGAAGCTGGGATAAGCGATGAAAACCGCTGAAGCTGAACTCCTCCTCTTGCGCTTCAAGGGCATGGAAGCCGCCCGCACGAAGTATGAGGACACGTGGCGCGAGCTTGCGCAGATGTTCCAGCCTATGCAGGGGCTCGGGTTCGGAACGGATGTGCAAGTTGGCGAGGCCGGTGACGAATTCATTTGGGATAGCACGCCCGTGAGCGCCAAGGGCATGATGGACGCTCGGATTTTCGGAATGCTCATGAACCCCGCAGAACGTTGGCTTGGTCTTGGATTCCGCGACATGCGCAACGAGCGTGGCGATGGTGACGAGTTCAAAGAATGGGCGGCGAAGGCTACGGACATCATGCTTGACGTGTTCGCCAACGAAGAAACGAATTTCTACACGGCCGGAGCGGAGGCCATTGAGTGCGAAAGCCTGTTCGGCCTGTCGTGCAAATACACCGAGGCGGACGACGAAAGCCTGATCCGTGTGCGCGCTATCCCGCTTGCTGAGGTCTATGTCGCCGAATCTGCGCGCGGTGTGGTGGATACGGTCTACCGCAAGTACAAAATGACCGCCCGTCAGATGATGCAGGAGTGGGGTGAGGAAAAAGTCAGTCAAGATGTGCGCGACCTGATGGACGAGAACAAGCCGGAGACGGAAGTAGAGATTCTCCATTGTACTTACCCAAGGTCGGACATCAACCCCAAGGACAAGGGCAACAAGGCGATGCCTTACGCCTGTGTGTACATGGAGTTCAAGAACAAGCACGTTTTGGAGGAGAAAGGCTACAACGAGTTTCCGTATTCTTGCCCCCGGTGGGACAAGGGCGCGGGCGAAATATACGGACGTGGAGCCGCGTTGCCTGCGCTTGCCGATGTGCGCGTGCTGTACGCCATGGCCAAGTCCGCAACCATCATTGCGGAGAAAATGGGAAACCCCGCGTATATGGCCCCTGACGACGGATTCTTAGGGCCTATCAATTCTGGACCGGGCGGAATCTCGTACTTTAGAGCCAACACCCAGGACAAGATTGAGAAGCTCCCGTTTGACGCGGACCTGAACGCCGTAGCTATGATGCTCGAAGCGAGGCAGAAGGCCATACGCGAGTGGTTCTATTCGAACCAGTTTGACGATTCCAGCCGGCCGAATATGACCGCCACTGAGGCGCAGCTGAAGTACAGCGAACGTTGGAAGACGCTGGCCGCCGTGCTTGGCCGGGCGCAAAGCGAGGACTTGACGCCGCAAATCAGGCGTGTTCTGGCTATTCTCATGCGTGAAGGCGTTATCCCGCCCATGCCTGATGGCTACACGGAGCGCAACATAAAGTTTTACTACACCGGACCGCTCACACAGGCGCAGAAGCAGGCGGGGATTCAAAGCTTGAACGTTTTGATGGAGCAGGCGATGTCCGCTGCGCAGATACCGGGCTTTGAGGGCATCCCCGACAACTTTGATCCGGACAAGATCGCAGATCACATGTTCGACGCGTCTGGGGCCCCGGCTGACGTGAAGCGCAGCAAGCGTGATGTGAAGGTTACCAGGGAGGAGCGGGCGAAGAAGGCACAGGCGCAGGCAGCCCTTGCCGAGGCAAACTCCATCGCGAACACGGCAAAGACCGCTAGCCAGGCCGACATGACCAAGCCGAATGGGCTGACGGCGATTACGGGAGGCATGGAATGACCAGCCAGCAAGAGACAATCCGCAAGCAATACTTGGCCGTGTTTGACGGCGTGGCGGGCAAGACGGTTTTGGCCGACCTGTATGCCAAGGGCCGGCTGATGAGCCCGACATTCAACACAGACCCGATGCGCGCAGCCTTCAATGAGGGCGCGCGTTCAATGGCCCTGCACATCTTTAACATGCTCGACACCCAGGGTGCCAAGCGCGCCATGGCCGAGCAGGGAGACACACAGAATGGCTGATGAACCGACTTTGCTGACTGCCGCTGCGACACCCACCGTTGAGGTGGCCGCGGCTGAAACCGTAGCCGCGGGATCCACGGCGCAGACTTCCGAGCAGACCTCGGCTGTTGAGGATTGGCGGCCTGAGTCTTTGCGCGGCGAAACGGCCCTGGAGAAATATAAGGGTCCCGAGGACGCGTTCAAGGCGCTGGTGGAAGCGCAGAAGCTCATTGGCAAAAAGGCTGACCCGCTTGCCCCGCCTGCCGAGGACGCCCCGCAGGAAGAGAAGGACGCATTCAGCGCGAAGCTGCGCGAGCTGCGCGGAGTCCCTACCGAAGACAAGGTGGCCGAAGCTTACGCCGTGGAGGTGCCCAAGAATGCGCCCGAAGGTTACGCAGTCAACCCGGAGTTGGTGGGGGCATTCCAGGGAATCGCCCACAAGGCTGGGCTTGCGCCGGCAGAATTCAAGGAACTCGCCGCCGGGTACGTCCAGATGGAAATTCAGGCGATTGCCGCCGCCCGTCAGGACGCCAAGGCGCGCCAGGAGAAGGCAGAGACGGCGCTGGTTAAGGAGTGGCAGACCGCAGGCCTCGTGCCTAAAGAAGAGTTCGGAAACGCCTTGAAGGCGGCACAGGCTCTTGGCTTGGTCAGCAGGGACGGCAAGGAAAGCATCCTTGGCCACCTCGGAAACAACACGGCGCTCATCAAGGCGCTGGCGTCCGAGGTTTACCCGCTTGTGGCCGAAGGTAAGCTCAAGGGCGGGGCTACGGCTTCCCAGGGGCCCATTTACACGCCGCGAGAGGCCATGAGTAAGCTCCAGGCCATGCAAGCCGATCCGCGCTACCGGGATGCCATGAAGCGTGATCCTGACTACGTGCGCGAAGTGGACGCATTCGCAGAACGGTACGGCAAACTGATTCGTCGGGGTGCCTAGCCATACGTGAGGAAAGAAGCGGAAGAGGCCCAGGCGTGTTAGGCGCGGCCCCGAAAGGGAAACCCGATGCCGAGCACACCGGATACCCTCCTATGCGGTCAAAAGGTACGCAACATTTAACGCCCAAGGAGGGCTAAACCATGTCCATTGACATCTCTGATGCCTTTACCGTCCAGTATCTGGCAGACGTCAAAGAGGCCTACCAGCAGACCGGAAGCAAGTTGCGCTCCGCCGTGCGCCTAAAGACCGGCGTTGTCGGTGCCACCTGCGTCTTTCAGAAGGCTGGCAAGGGCGTGGCGGGGAAGAAGACCCGTCACGGCAACGTGCCGCTCATGAACGCCGACCACTCGAGCGTGACCGCCACTCTTGAGGACTGGTACGGCGCGGACTACGTCGACAAGCTGGATGAGCTCAAGACCAACATCGACGAGCGTATGGTTGTGGCCAACGCCGGGGCCTATGCCCTGGGGCGCAAGGTCGACGACCTCATCATCACCGTGCTGGATTCCGGCGCTGGCACCACGGACACCGCCGCGACGCTCGGGCTGACCAAGGCGCGCATCTTGGCTGGCGTGGAAAAGCTGAACGCCGATGACGTCCCCGACGACGGCAACCGTTTCGCGGTCTTGGGCGCGCACCAGTGGAATGAGATGCTGAACTTGACCGAGTTCAAGAGCGCCGACTTCGCCGGGACCAAGTATCCCTGGCTCAAGGGCACTGAAGCCCGCATGTGGCTTGGCATTACCTGGCTGTTCCACTCTGGCCTGCCGCTCTCTGACGGTACCCGCAAGTGCTTCCTGTATCACAAGACCGCCATCGGCCTTGCCGAAGGTCTGGACCTCAAGCTTCACGTGGATTGGGTGCCCGAGAAGGCCGCCCACCTGTTCGACCACATGATTTCCGCTGGCGCTGTCGCCATCGACGGCACCGGCATCTACGAGTGGCAGTGCGACGATGACGAGGCTTACGCGGCCTAACCCGTCCTGAACGTGTAAAGGGGGGCGGTTTCGTACCCGACCCCCCCAAAGGAGACAAGAGAAATGGCTTATTCGACTTCGACGATGCGCCTCATGGGCGGTGTTCCCGGTCAGCAGCTTTTCCTGTACCGCACTGCCGACCAGATTTCTACCGTTGTGGCGTCTGGCTACTTTGACGATGCCTACGACCACTACAACCTGTCAACTGGGGACATCATCATCGTGGTGTACGCCTTCGGTGGCACGCAGAAGCTCATCAGCCTTGTGGCTACCAACACCAGCGGCACCATCACCACGACCAAGATGGACCTTGCCTAGGGCTGGCGGTTGACGCAGGTTACAGAACATAAACTCCCGCTTGGGGTGAGGGCGTCCTTCGGGCCGCTCCCGCCCCTTGCGGGCAAATTTCGCGGCCCT